ACCCCGTTATTTTGAAGATGATTTAAGCCCGCCGTAAAAAGATGGGCTACCGCAGCTATTTTTTGTAGTTTGCCAAGAAGTACCAGATTTTTCTGAGCACCAGTCCCATAAAGTGGTAGAACTTTGAGAATCCAGGTATTGAACAGAAACTTTTTCGTATGGCATAGCTAAAGGATCGTTATTGCATAGCTGATTAAAAACGTCCAATGCTGAGTTTAATTCCTGAACAGCAGAAGCTCCACATTTTTGTGTATCTTGCGTAGGAACTTGCACAGATATTGCGCTGTCGTTCACGGTGTAACCAGTGCCATACGGAAAACAACCTATAGTCCACAAGTAACCGGCACGGTATTCGGTAGGCAGTGTGTAGCCGGGTGTACCATATTCCTGAGCCATTTCGTACAGCTTTTTTTCTTGCACTATTGATAAATCACGAGCACCAAGGATATCCGTATAAAACTGTTCGAATAATTTAGAAAGCTCCTGATCCTGAATAACATTTATATGGGTGGCGTTAAATGAGGTTAAGCCAGAAAATCCAGAAATGCCAATGTTTGCAAGATTGTCGCCAGACATAAAAGTAAATGACATGCTTGAATATGAATCCCATATGTCAGAAATTTGAACTACATGCAGCAAGTCCCAGAAAAAGCGACGAATATCGGCATTGCTTTCGCTGGAAGCTATATCCCGTGTGACATATAAGCAGCTATCAGATTCCTGCAAGGTAAGATCCTGATCCAGTGATGTGACAGAGTCATAAACAGAACCAGAGGAAACAGATACTAGATTTTGTTCTGTTGCAGATAGATCCTCTTGTGAACCAGCGGAGGAATGAGGAACTTCTGTTTGCTGTTGCGCTTCTGATGCTAAACTAGATTGCACGCCAGAGCAGCTAGAACATGAGAGAACAAGGACACCAGACAGAAAAAGTGCTGTTATTTTATGGGGGGGTAAACAAATGTTTGTTTTTCATAAAAACCTCCTATTTTTTATTTTTGTCTGCCGCTTCTGCTTTTTGCAGAATTTTGGCATAGTCCGCAATACGAGCCTGATTTTCCGGAGAGAGTTCCGCCCAGTTGGATATCATTTCCATATCCCCGCGACTGAGCAGATCAATTATTTTTGGAACTTCAAAGGAAGTGCCCTCGTAAGTGCGGTATTTTGTGCGACCTAAGATGTAGTCAGTAGAAACCCCAAAGATATCCGCCAGCTGAACAAGTAGATCGCCGGATAGCTGCAAGGAGCCGTTTTCATATTTGGAAATTGCTGAATCTTTTACTTTAAGGCGCTGACCTAATTCAGCCTGAGTCCAACCGCGCTCTTGTCGTAATACTTTGATGTTATTGATAGTAGACCCCTCCTTTCTGGTTGGATTATATCACTTTCCACCGTGGAAAGTAACCACATTAACATTTTTTTCTAAAATAGAAAATTATCTATTGACATTTTCCAAAACAGAAGATATATTATAACCATAAAGTTTCCAAAATGGAAGAAAGGAGTGAAGCAGATGTACGAAGATTTACGCAAGATACGAACCGAACGCGGTATCCGTTTAAAGGAATGTGCCGACGTTATAGGCGTTCAGGAGGCTTGCTACTGTAAAAAGGAACTCGGCGACCTTAAATTTTCCTTAGAGGAAGCAAAGGCGCTGGCGGATTTTTTTAAACTGCCGGTCGAAGTGCTTTTTTTTTAAGAAAAATCTTCCAAAATGGAAAGATAGGTTATTTTACAATTATATTTTGCCACATGGAGGAAAAAAATAAATGCAAAGCCGAGTAACAAAAGCGGCGGGCAACAGGTACTGCCAGGCACGACTGAAAGCGGCCAAGTACAACGAAAAGCTCTTGACAAGAGCCGGAGCTGTTGACTACTTGCCAGGGGTTACAGAGGACAGCCTGAAAAAGTACGAGCTAGACATAACAAAAACCCCAAACACGGTTGTGGCACTTATGGCTGACGCATACGCGGAGCCGGAATTGAGAGCCTGGTATTGTGCTAATGAGTGCCCGTTAGGAAAAGACAGAATCGCAGAGATCAGCGACATGCCGCCAGAAAGATGCGTGCTCCGAATGAGGAGACACATGGACGACATGCAAGACGCCCTCACAGAATTTGCAGAGATTGTTGAGGACGGGGTAATAACACCGGAGGAGCTTGAAATGGTACCGGAAATAAAAAGACGGTTTACAGAGGCCCGGCAAAAGGTTGACGAAATGCTGGCCGCCATAGAAAAGATTGAAGCCCGCAAAGGGTATCCGGATTGAGAAAAGAGGTGCAGGAGCATGGGAAAAACGGCAGCAGCTGCAAAAGAACCACCTAAGTTTTTGAGAGTGGCAGACGTAGCAGCCATGCTGGATATATCAGAAAGCCACGCATACAAGATTATGCGACAGCTAAACAAAGAGCTGGAAGCAAAAGGCAAGATTGTAACAGCCGGCCGAGTATCCAGGAGGTACCTGGAAGAAAGGATGTATTGATGGCAGATAACACATGGAAGTTTTTAGAACACCAGGAAAGCAACCCGGAAGCATTGAAGCAGGCAGTTGATACCCTGATCGGATACACAAAGAAAAAGGGATTTGCAGGAGCTGAAAACGCACAGCCGGACAGCCTGGAAATGGTCAAGTTTACCATTATTTGCGAGGCAGCCGCGCTGGTATTGAGCGACGACTGGCAGGCATTTATGGAGTATAGAAAAGCAGGAGGCAAGGAAGATGGAGAAAACAAACGTAATTAAGCTCAAATATTTAAGAGCCGGACAGCCATCCGGAAGAGAGTACACATTTTTTACACCGGAACCGGTAGAAGTTGGCGACCTGGTAGACATTGCAGTGGTAAGCCAGGACAACACCAGCCAGGGAGTGGTCACAGCCGTAAACGTACCGCTGGCAGAAATTGAGCCGTTTAAGGACAGAGCAAAGACGATCATCGGAAAGACTGCACAGAAAGCAGAACCGGAGAAGCCGGAACAGAAAACGCTGCTGGATGTATAAGGAGGGCAACATGGTAAGAAAGACAGTAATGCAGAGAGAAACAGAGGTTTATGTGATCGAGGAAAAACTGACACCGAGAAAGGAAGCCATCAAGCGCCGCGTAAAGCTGGAAAAATGTATTGCGGCAGGTATTAACCTGGGAGCAATGATCCTGACTGGGGGCACGCTAGTAAAGATCGGGCTTATGGTGTTTGCAGTGATCGACAGCAGAACCGGAGGCCTGGGCGGCGAGGTTTTAGTATTTCCGGCACTGGCAATGATGTTTTTATGGGGCCGTGAAATTGGCCTGGGAGAAGCAAGACAGGAGGCAGAAGCTATTGAGGACAATAGAGGAGAGTATTGAGCAGAAAGCGCAGGAACGCGCAGACAGAAAGCTGCAGTACATAATTGGCAGATACGGGGATGCGAACGGAGAACGCCGCAAACCATATTACAGAAAGCAGCTGATCCAGGAAGCAAAGGCAGCGTTGAGCTGGGAAGTTTTTAGCCTTGCTTTTATGGAATTGTGCAAAGAAAATGCCCCGGCGACACCGACCAAAGCGTCCGAGGCATAACAACGAGTAGTTAAAAAATAACCACTTGTGCGTATTATAGCACGGGAGAAGGGAAACGTAAATGAGCAAAATTATTAAGGTTAGCACAGAATTAGAAGTTACTGTACATGATTTTCCACAGGGAAACATGAGAGAACAAAATCGAGCATTGTATGAGCTGATCGGGAACGGATGCGACATGATCGAGCACGTTATGCCGGTAAGGCTGTACAACGAGCTGGGACACAGCAACCACGTAAAAAGAAGCAATAGCAAGTGCGTGAGCATGTTGATCGACGAGGAGGGACTGCTCAAGGACAATGAGGCAAACCTGATCGGCAGTTATTTGTACGGAGTTGACCAGCATGGTCAGTGGATTGTTGGGAATGTGCTCTTTGTTACGGATGTGTACGAGGGCGACGGGATCAGCTTCACAGGAATTGAGACGGAGACATTTGAAAAGCTGCATGAACAGCTGAAAAATATGGCGGTGGCCATGAAAGCGACCGCGCAGAGCATGAAAGGAGCCAAGGCATGAAGATATTGAAAATGAGACTGGAAAACTTCCAGGGAGTGAAAGAACTGGAAATTGACCCGCAGGGCGAAAGCAGCGCGATCTATGGCGACAACGGAACCGGCAAGAGCACCGTATACAATGCTTTTACCTGGCTGATGTACGGCAAGCCGAGCACCACAGAAAAGAATTACACACCAAAAACCACCGGGAGCCATAACCTGCACCATAGTGTGGAAATGACCGTGGAACTGGCAGACGGTTCAGAAATGGTACTGAAAAAAGATTACCACGAAGTTTACAAGACCATTAAAGGGAACCCGCAGCCGGTGTTATCCGGACACACAACAGATTACAGCATGGACGGGGTACCAGTAAGCGAAACCCAGTTTAAAAAGAATCTGCTGGAAATTTACCATGATGAAGAACTGGCAAAGATGCTGACATCTTACAACTACTTTTTGGAAAACATGAAAGTAGCAGACCGCCGCAAAATCCTGTTACAGGTGTGCGGGGATGCAGATTTTAATGAGGTTATTGAGAGCCAGGGTGATCTGTTGAGAGAACTTCCGGAAATGCTCCGCAAGCCTGGAAAGACAGAAAATTATTATACCGTGGACGAATACAGAGCCATTGCTGCAAAAGAAAAGAGTCTGACAGATAAAGAACTGGGCGACATCCCGCAGCGTATTGACGAGGCAGAGAAAGCAAAGCCGGATGTTACGGGACTGGATGCACAGATCATTGACAACACCATGGCAGAGATTAAAGAAAAGCGCCGGGAACTGGAAAGTCAGAGAGCTGCCAGAGAATCCGGAGCGACAACAACCATCCGACAGCAGATCGCGGAACTGGAAAGCCAGAGAGCTTCCGGAGAGGCAAAACATGTGAGAGCGGAATCTGAGGCAAACAAAGGAACCTATGAGCGGATCAGCAATCTTCGCTATATGGCAAGCACTATTGATACAGACATCATGCACGCCGAGCAGGACAAGCGTGAGCACGAAAACGAAATCCAGCGCCTGAACCGCAGAAGAGAGCAGCTCCTGGCAGAGTGGAATGAGGAAAATGAAAAGGAATGGACCGGCTCGGAGATTTGCCCGACATGCGGCCAGCAGCTTCCAGCAGAGCAAATTGAGGAAGCAAAGGAAAATTTCAACACAGCAAAGGCGCAGAACCTGGAAGCAATCAACAAGCGCGGCATGACAGAGTGCAGCAGCGGAATGATTAAGAAAGAGCAGGACGAAATCAAAGCCCTGGACGCTCGTCTGGTGGAGTTGAAAAAGAAGAAAGCGGAAACAGCACAGAACCTGGCAACAGCTGAAAAAGCGGTACTTGCAACAACGGACTATAAGGACACAGCAGAGTACAGACAGTTTACAGAGCAGATTGAGAGTCTGCAGGAAAAACTGAAAGATGCCAGAGCGGCAGCTGCTGAGGCAGACAATGTGCTGAGCGGACAGCTGAAAGAACTGGACGAGAGCCTGGAAGCTGAACAGAGCAAAAAGGCGCAGCTGGTAATGGTTAAGAAACAGGACGAGAGAATCGCCCAGCTGGAAAAGAAAGAGGAGGAACTGGCAGCGAAATATGAGCAGCTTCAGAAAGGCATTTACCTTTGCGAGCAGTTTGTAAAAGCGAAAACAAAGCTCCTGGACGAGAAGATCAACAGCCGCTTTAAAACCTTGCGTTTCCGGTTGTTTATCGAACAGCAGAACGGCGGCATTGCAGACGATTGTGAGGCCCTGGTACCTTGTAAAACCGGCCTGGTGCCATTTAAGAGTGCGAACAACGCAGCGCGTATCAATGCAGGCCTGGAACTGATTGACACGTTGGCCGAGTATTACGGCGTAGAGCTTCCGGTCTTTGTGGACAATGCAGAGTCTGTTACAAAGCTGACACCGACACAGACACAGGTTATCATGGCAAGAAAACC